CCTACGCGCCCCAGATCATGCACATGGAGTATGAGAAATTCGTCATGTTCCAAGCAGACATTGGCATCTATCGCCGGTTCGAACAGACTGGCTCCATGGAACCCCAGCTAGGGCACTACACCTATGCTACCAGCCTGTCCGGGGTAGTGGCCTACCTCAAGGCGCAATATGCCGTCACGGGCGCTCCTGTTGACCTCTCGCTGGACCTAGAGACTGAGGGGCTGGACCCCTTTGCCCTCGACAAGCAAATCGTGACCATTCAAGCCTCGGCCAAGGAGGGTATCTCGGACGTGGTTTATACGCTCAACGTGGATAAGGGCGTGGTCTCAAAGGTGATCGAAGAACTCAACTGGATAGCCGAACAGCCGTGGATCAAACTTATTGGCGCGAACCTCAAGTATGACCTCCTATGGCTTCGGGTGAAATGGAACGTCAACCTTGTCGAACGGTTTATCTTCGATACCTGTAACGGGGGCTCACTATGCCAAGAGAACAGACCGAACACCCTAAACCTCCACACGAAAATCTATTCCTCAGACCTTGGGGGCTATGATGATGCCTTCGGGCGCAAGTATGGCAAAGGCAAGATGGGGTCAGTCCCAAAGGAGGACCTCCTACCCTACGCGGGGGGAGACACCGATGCCTGTCTTCGCAACTACCGCCATATCAGGAAGGACCTGCTGGCGGATAACCTTACTCCGAGTGGAAAACCAAGCCGCAACTCGCTGGCTTCGGTCTATCTGAACATCGTACACCCAACGCTCAAAGCCCTCCATAAAATGGAATACACGGGTGTCTATCTGGACATGGATAAATTCCATGAATTTGGCGCAGACCTAGAGGGTCGCATGGTGGAAAGCATGGCGCGTGCCGCCTCGGTGTTACCCAAGTCCCTGATCCAAAAGTACGGGGGCCTGAATTCCGCCGGGGGTGCTCCGCTTTCCAAGGCCAACATGATCGCTGAATTCCTTTTCTCGCCTACTGGCCTAAACCTCAAACCGACCATGACGACTGCGATCACGGGGAAGCCATCGACCGCAGAACAGCACCTTGCGCAATTCAAGGACCACCCTGACGCTGGGCCAGTGTTGGAACGATATCTTGACTACAAGTCGGTGTCCAAGATGCACGGAACCTACTACGAAGGGTTCTTGAAACACGTCAGATCAGACGGGCGCTGGCACCCCAGCTATATCATACACAAGCAGGGGTCCGGGAAGAGCAACGAACAGGCAGCGGCGGGCACTGTTTGCGTAACTGCGGATACTCTATTTACGACGAACCGGGGGGTGATACCTTACTCTGACCTCAAGATTGGGGACCGCGTAATAACTCACACTGGAGCAGTAAAGCCCATCATGGGTTTGGTAGATAACGGCCACCGACCCATCGTTCGCCTTACTACACAAGCTGGCAATGTGCTTGAGTGCACGCATAACCATAAGGTAATGACTCTGGATGGCTGGGTGCCAGCCGGGTCCCTTAAACTAGGGGATATAATTGTCATTCTAACTGGGGCGGAAATCTGGAAGCCCGTTGTAGACTGGCCCTTAGAGGTTTCTTCTTGGGGGCGCGTAAAGTCTCACACAGGGGCTATCCTGACTCCCCAACCCAAAGGTAAATGGGGCCACCTAAAAGTTTCGCAATGCAGGGATAAAGCGTGGGTCAGGGGGCCGAATTACAGAGACTTATCTATTCACAGGCTGGTAGCCACCGCGTTTGTTCCAAACCCCAAGGGCTTACCAGAAGTAAGACACAGAAATGGTCTGGCATGGGATAACCGACCAGACAACCTTTTGTGGGGAACACCCGCAGACAATCGGGAAGACATGCGAAACCATGGAACGGGGCTTGGAACAAAATCTAACCAAAAACTCACACAAGATGAGGTAGCTACCATTCGTGCGTCTAAAGACACGAGTGTTAATCTGGCATTAATCTACGGTGTTTCGCGGCGGCTTGTCTCAGGCATCCGCTCAGGGGAGAAAAGGCCGCTGCTTCGACCCCCACCTAGGGTGCAGTTTACAACGTCCCCTATTACCGCTTTGGACCTTAGTGAGGCCAAGACCTTTGGAGCAGAAGTTAAGGATGATCACAGCCATGTAACCGGGGGGGTAGTTACACACAACACTGGCCGAGGTAGTGCGACTGCACCCGCGTTTCAATGTGTCACCGGTGACGCAGAGATTATGACACGGAATGGGATTGTTCGGGCCGATAGCATTGTAAACCCTCTCATTCCTGACGATAGCCGGAACCCCTTCCGGGCGCATGTTATGGACATAGCCGGGTCTGAGGGGTTTCGTCCTACCAGTAATGTATTCAGGTCATGGCGGGCCGGGCTGCTCAAGGTAACAACGCATTGCGGGAATGATCTTACGTGCACTCCCGAACACCCGTTTATGACGAATTGTGGCTGGGTTAAAGCCAAAGACCTCACGGTAGACCATCACCTATCCGTCCCAAGCAGGGTATCGCGCGCGACTTCTCCGACATGGGCTACTAAAAGGGTTGCGGAACTGCTGGGATGTATCGCGGCCTGCGCGTCTATTACGACTTCGGAAGATGTCATTTTCATAGAGGTTCCCAATGAGTATGCAGGTTTCGTTGAGGCTCCCCTACAACTGATTATGGGGAAGTGGGTTTACCTAAACCGCACAGAAACCACAACGGTATTCCACTTTAGAATTGAAGACGCGCTATCGCTTGAAGCAAAGGGGTTTATGGTAGCCCTCCCAGAAGCCAGCGGCGGGGTATTTCCCCCAGAACTCAGAGGCACTACTGCCGTCTATGACTACCTTCGGGGCTTCTTTCTTGCCGGGGCTAGGTTCACTGACAACAAGGGGACCTCTATTAGACTTCCCCGCATCTATGTCGAAGTCAAGAAATGGGAATTGGTATCTGTCCTGATACGGGAAACCTTACTGGAGGGTATGATACCCCCCAGCATTAGATTTAGTCGTGGACGGTATCTGGTTTGGTGGCAGGGGACGAGCGCGGGGCATATGGCTAAAGCGGCTGGTATACCTAGGCCACTATGGAGGACGAAACAAAAGAACGACCGGCTCCGCACCCAATATGCGGCGTTGAAAGTTAGCCGGATAGAACCGGCCAAGGCTGGCTGGGTATACGACTTCACGGTGCCCTCTACTCACGACTTCTATGCAAACGGCATGTTGGTTCATAACACGGTCCCGAAACACTCCTATTGGGGGGGCCGCATCCGAGAATGTATCGTCGCTCCACCGGGGCATGTAATCCTTGCCCGGGACTATTCGCAGGGGGAACTCAAGGTTGCGGCCTGCTGGGCGGGCGAAAGCAAGATGATCCAAGCCTACAAGGCCGGGGTAGACCTCCACACCCTGACTGCGGCTACTGTCACCGGAATGTCCTATGAAGAGGCGATGTACCTAAAAAAGGCAGACTATGACGCCTATGCCATACTACGTCAGAACGGCAAGGCGGGTAACTTTGGGCTGCTCTACGGTATGAGCGCCTATGGCTTTATGATGTATGCTGCCGCCGTCTATGGCGTTCATTTGACTATCGAAGAGGCAGAACACATGAGGGATGCCTACTTTAACCTGTATCCGGGTTTGCTGGACTGGCACGCTAAACAGATCGCAGAAGCCCAAGTAACGGGTATGGTCCGCTCCCCCCTCGGTCGCCTTCGCCGTCTTCCCCTGATAAACAGCCCCATCAAGAGTGTCCGCAAAGGCGCAAACAATCAGGCGATCAACTCCCCTATTCAGGGAACGCTTGGAGACATGATGTGGATGTCTATGGGTATCATTGAAAAAGAACGCCCATCCCTGCTAACTCCATTTGCTCAGGTTCACGATCAGGGGCTATGGTATGTTCCAGAAGACGATGTGGACGAAGCCCTGCAATACTCAGGCCATGTGATGGAAGGCCTACCTTTCGAAGAGAAGTTTGGATGGTCACCAGAATTGACGTTTAACACGGACGCTGAAATAGGCTATGACTTGTTCAACTTGAAAAAGGTGGCATCCTAATGGCGGACAATAACGATACCGGACGGCCAGAAGGCCGCGTGATAACCGGACAGCAACAGAGCATCTTCAAGACGACCTCGGGCGGACGGTCTGACTATGGCGGGCTGATTATCTCTGCCCTTACCGGGAAGTCCCAAGAGGACCTGATAGCCGAACTGGAAAAGCGGGATGCCTACTCAGCCAAGAAGCTGCGCAAAGAGTTGGCCGAAGGCGGCGAAGTCATGGCAACCCTGTTGGATGCAGAAGACCAGTTCTTTCAAGACTACCTGCGTATCACGGGGGGTCCCTCTCTGCTGGCCCCACCTATCGCACCGGAACGTCTCGAAAGGCTGGTTTCAGAGAACAACGCGCTGGAACCCTGCATCGCCGCTATGACGACGAATGTGTCCTGCACGGGCGCTGATATTATGCCAATCGAAGGCTCGGAAGCCGAACTGACTGAGGATGAAAAAACAGAGCGCAGGCATATCCGGGAATTCTTTGAAGAGGCCGCGCCCCGCAAGTCATTCCTCCGGGTCCGCAAAGAACTCCGCCGGGACCTGCATACGACCGGAAACAGTTATATGGTTGTAGAGCGCACGATAACCGGGGAACTGGCTTTCGTGCGCCGCGCTCCGGCAAAGTCGATGCGTATGATTGTACTGGACGGGGCGGTGCCCGTTACTGTTACCGTGCGGCGGAACGGGGAACTTCGGGAACTGACCACGACGCGGGCGGAACGCCGGTTCGTCCAGAAGGTTGGAAACAAGCTGGTCTACTACAAAGAGTATGGCTCGGAACGGGACCTAAACCGGGTCACTGGCGAATGGGCAAAGGAAGGCGAACGCCTTGCGCCTAACAAGCGCGCTCACGAAATCCTGCATGACAAAGATATTGACGATGTGCGCAGCCCCTACGGTATGCCTCGGTGGATCACGCAACTCCCATCGGTCCTTGGGTCGCGTATGGCGGAAGAGCACAATCTAGCGTTCTTTCAAGCGGGCGGCGTACCCCCCGTTATGCTATTCATTACCGGGGGCCTCGTGTCAGCAGAAGTGGCGAAAGCCATCAACGGCTATCTATCAGGCGGATCGAAAGATAAGCAGCGTGGCGTAGCCGTGGAAATCCCGTCCTCCGGGGATATTAACAGCGAACGCCCCGCGTCAGTCACGACTGAAAAGTTTGGAGCGAACGAAGCTGATAGCACCTTTGAAGTTTATGATGAACGAAACGAAATGCGCATCCGCCGTGCATTTCGACTGCCCGGCATCTTCCTCGGCATGAGCGACAATTACAACTTCGCTACTGCTCACGCATCCTATGTTGTTGCAGAGGCGCAGGTGTTCGCCCCTGAGCGCGATGAGGAAGACGAACGCATAAACATGACAATCATGCGAGAAATCGACCCATCAGGTAAATGGCGCTTGGTATCGAACCCGCTATCTGTTCAGGACGTGAACCTTCAACTTCGCGCCCTTCAAATGCTGTCTACTGTCCGGGGCATCGGTCTGGCTGATCTTGTAGGGGGTATCTCCAAAGTCGCAGGCTTGGACATCGAAATCCATGAAGACTTTGAAGAGGACGTCATAGGGGCCTCTGCCCCCGGGGTCCCTCCGACCGGGGAACCTACCACAGAGGCCCCAGAGGGGGGGCAGGAGGCCGGTAACGGTGACACACCCGCCCCGCCTACCGGGGAAGGCGAACCCCCCGCCCCCGGCGTCACAAGCACCGTCAGGAACCAAGCCATTGTGTTAGCCGCCCGCATCGCTAGGTCTATCCGGGACTATGAGGACACCGAAGACCGGGACTATATGGCCGACCTGATCAAACTTGAAAGTGCCTATGACCATTTGCCTCCGGGCGGGCAGGACCTCGTGAACAAGGCGCTTGGTCCCCTCATGTTCAATTCGCCCTTCCTAGCCGACGCCGCTATGGGCGAAATCGCGGCTGGATATGCCAAGGCGGCGTTCAATGCCGCTCGTGTTCAAACAATACTGGAGACTGCTGAATGACCATATTTGTAGACAGTGCACAAATCCCGTTGGGTCGGATGAAAATGGCCCATATGGTTGCGGATACCACCGAAGAACTGGAGGCTATCGCCCTCAAGATAGGACTGGACCCCAAGCACATTGAGTACCGGGGCCTGCCCAATGAGCATGTCAATGTCAGTCAGGCGTACCGGACCAAGGCGCTGAAAGCTGGGGCGGTTGAAATGGATAGTCGGGGGCTGGTCAAGATCATCCAGCATAAACGGAAAAACGAACCAGCACCGGGCATCCTCTTGGATCACTCCGACGCCTCTGATACCCCGGCAGATTACTCCGCCGAAGCGGCAACAGAAGATACAACAGAAGAGGACGATGATGAAGGCGCGACTGGTTTCGCTGCTGACCCCGCACCCCCAAAACGAGGCGGCGTTGCTTTCATAGGGGCCTACCCTACTCCGAGTAAGAATACAGACGACGAATGAAACCGATCAGTGCAGCCGATATTAGCGAAAGTGCTCAGGCGCTTTCTGGAGGGCTTTCAGCTACCGTTACCCGGGCCGTAGCCGCCGATCTATCCGTTGCCATAAAAGCCATATCAGCCCACATTAAAGCCGGGCGCTTTGAAGAGGCCAAGGCGGATGCTCGTGATCTTACGTTCACTGAGGGCTTGGCTAAATCCGAAAAGGCTATTCGGAAATTCATGCGAGCGACGGCGCTAACCGGTGCGGGCGCGGTGGATAGCCCCAGCATCTCTGTCATGGCGAACGGTGGGGGGTTCCCTTTCGAAGTGGACAAGAGCGCGGTTCGGCTCACGCAGAATATGGTCGCCCACATACTGACGCGGGATACCCGGCGGCGGGTTCTTGCGTTAATCAGCCGGGCGGAACGGTTTCAGAAAGCCTCTGACCCCATCGACCCTGACCAACTGGCGAAGGATATCAACCGCTATATGCGGGGCGAAATTCGCCGGGTTGTGGACGTGTCAGCGAACATCGTGGGGACGCGCGTATCGGCTTATGGCATGTATTATGAGGCCCGGGCGCGCGGCATTACCCGGTATCGTCTTGACGCCATAGTGGACGACCGAACCACGGATATATGCCGGGAACTGAATGGCCGCACCTTTTCTATCGAAGAGGCCTTTACCAAGACGGCCACCCTCCTGTCTGAAACTGATCCGACGAAGCAAAAGGCAATGGCCCCCTTCCCGGAACTGGACAATATCAGGGGCATGACGGATGGGCAGATACAGGCAGCAGGGCATGATACTCCGCCCTTTCACTTCCTATGCCGCACCGTGGTAACGATGATAGATACTCAGGTTGAGTACGATCCTGTTCCAGAATTCCCGACTGATCTATCAGGGATGAGAAGGGACGATGCAGACGATAGGATGGAAGCCTATACTCCGATGCTTCTTGATCTGCTGAACGCTAAAGCAGGGGCGCTATCGGTCGCTGCAAGAGGCGTGGTAACGGAAGAGGTGGGCAAACTTGATACGCTGGAAGCCTTACAGTACTACACCAAGTCTGGGTATACCGTACTGAATGAAGCCGCCCGCCAAAATACCCTACCAAACACAGCTACGGCGGGGTATATGACGTTGATTGATCAGGCGTTTAAGGACATAGCACCCCTCAGTGACCCCGTGTTCGTCTACCGTGGGGTATCCAACAGCACTGGAAATAAGCTGGAAATCGGCAAAGTGTTTCAGGATGATGGGTTCGCCTCTACGACCATAAACCCGGGGATGGCTACCGACTGGAAAGATGCAGTCATGCAAATCCACGTGCCTTCCGGGCAGAAAGCGATACCCCTAGAGGCCATAACGAAATCCGCCAGTGAACACGAATTCTTGCTACCCCGGGGCACCCAATACCGGATCATTGGATCAGAAAACAGAATGATCAATAACCGGCTTGTTAAGGTGGTCAAGGTCGTGGTTCAGGGGCAAGGTAAGGTTCTGGATGTAAGTGATCTAGGCGTGGTCACCCTACCTGATACTGATAGCGTCGTGAAGTCTGACCGTACCCCCCAAGAGGACAAGTATACTTATAAGATGGGCGATCTGCGTGAAGTCGCCATGGGTTGACAAACGGATATAAAGGGTTTACGATACCGGTATGAAAAAGAGCATAAAACCCAAAGAGACACCCCCCAATAAGTCGAAGTTCTGTTACGACGATGGGGACCTGCGAGAAGTCCCCGTGCCTAAGGCTATCCCGGTTGACAAACCCGTCTCCGGTTCCTAGGCTCAGGGATCACCCACCCCCCTTGGAGGCTACCCATGTTTCAAAAGAACGATGAAGACGAAGCCCTTATTGTAGAGCGCGGCGTCTATAAGCCCGTGGAAGTTTACACCGGCCCAGAAGACGGCTTGTATGTCAAAGCGAAGGGTGGCTTCGTGCGGATCAAGAAAGATGGTTCCACGTCCAGCATAAACGTCCGCCTGACACTCCTGCACCGGGAAGGCCCATTATTTACCGATCAGTTTGGACGCCTTACGGCTATCGGGGGCGGGAAGCGCAAACCTGTTATGATAACCTCGGATGAGTCTGGGGCGCTCAAGTTGGAGGGACCGAAAAATGACTGATCCGTATGTTGAACGGGTAACCCGTCAGAAGGCCCGCACAGAGCGCTTTGACCGCCTCGCGGCGATGGTTACCGAAGCCGGGCTAGATACCCCTCGCCTTGGCCCGCAGGACGACGCTGGGGGGTATCTGATGGTCAAAGGCCTTCGCACCCAACACCTCCACGCCCTGACCCCAAAGCTGGTAGAGGCTAACCCGGACCTTCGGGGCCTGATAGAGAAACGGGACGCTATACTGCTGGACAGTAACTGGCCCATACCATGGCCTGACATAGGAAACTGGTCTTACACCAATGACAGGGACGATGATGGCGACCGCTACATCTATGAGCACTACGCCCATAACTCCGAGACCGGGGAGTGGCGTGACATTGACGCCAGCAGCAATACCCCCTTTCTGGATACCACGGAATTTCAGTTGCACACCCTGCTTAGGTTTCCGACGCGGGTAGAAATCGGCCTTCATAATCCGATCAGGTTGGAGAACCTAAACAAAAAGATATTTGGGCCGCTGGGGTAAGCATAAGCCTAGTTGACTAACTACCTCCGGGGGGATAGGTTAGACCCCTACCACAACCATCAAAAAGGAATACTGAAATGGGAAAACTACGCAACGCTAAAACAGACGTTGGCGCTATGGCGCAATACCTCGCACGAAAATGCGTGATCCATTCGCCGCAAGCAGAACTGGACCTTGACGCCAAGGCCAAGAAGACCGCGCCGCGCTTCGGCAAGAGCGATATTCACGAGGGGTCCAAAGTCCACATGCTGAAAAAGCGGGGCGCGGCAAAGGATGAAGAGCCGAATGAGTTTGTCGCCATGTCCCCTACGGGCCGCGCGATCAAGGTTACCGTTGAAGAGATTGACCCCACAGAAATCAGTGAAGACCTCTTCGCCAAGGTCGGCTCCTAAGCCACCACAGGGGGTAGGTGCTTTCGCGTCCCTACCTACCCCCTACCAATCCCCTACCACCCCCCTACCTGCCCGATCACACAGGCTGAGTGAACGTAAGATCACCGGATGTTCCTAGAGGGGGGAAGTCTGCTATGATAGCCCGGCACTGTAACCCCGAAAGGAAAAAATTATGCCCAACAAATATGAAGCGATGGTTGTTGCCACCAAGCGGGTATCTGTCCTCACACACCCTGACTCGGGCAGAAAGCGCCCCAAAGGTCTTGAAGTCTGGGAAGTTGAAACGGATGGCCTCGGGAACTTCGAAACCAAGGTGGAAATCTCTGCCACCATCAATCACGTGAAAGACCCGGACAGACGGCAAGAGAGGGTCCGGGCACTGGTGATTAAGGAAACCCTACCTCGGATCAAGGAAGCGGCTCTGGCCCATTCCGGTTGATCACGCGAAGAAAAGCCCCCGCCAGTCGCCCGGCGAGGGTTCGTTGTTATGCCTTCGGCTTAGGCCGTTGGACCTTCACGACCTCAAGGAATTCGTCGTCTTCGAAGCTGGTGGTTCCAGCGTCCCGATAGACCGCGACTTCGATGCCCTTCTTGAGCGCCGCCTTGATATCGAAGAGGCTGGACCAATCCGCTTTGAGTTGCTGGACCAATCCGTCAAGTGCGTCCTCTTGGCTCTTGTGCGAACGGCTGTAGCAGCCGCCTCCCCCGATAGATATTCTGGCGAGATACGCGCCCTTCCATTTCGGTGTAGTGCTCATAATCAGTCTCCAAGGTTTGAGGTTTGATGGTGGGTTCTAACGATGTCAAAGAGCGCGCCGGGCTGTTCCCGGTCTGGATACAGTATAGCACACTTCACCCCGTTCGTCAACCCTAGTGATCTTAGGTGCACTCGGGGGCTGACCCTCTACTGACCCTTAAACCCCTTAGAGAGCAGAAAGTTTGAAATAGGGGTTGACTAACGGTTTGAAGGTCGATAGGTATTAGGGACACCACAACCGAAACTCTTGGAGATTACCGATCATGTTTATCAACCCGATCAAAACCGCAGACTATATTCAAGTCGGATGCACCGACGCGGGCTATTTTATCCACGCGACCGGCAGCAACGGCAACGTCGATATCCCCTGCGGCACGGCGGATATTGCAGCGGGAATTCTCGCGGCCAACTTCGTGCAGCACTTCGACTATCACGACAGCCTCTTCAACGACGCGGATGAAACGCTGAATTTTCATCGGGCCTGCCGCGCTATCGGTTTCGAGATTTGAAAGGAAATATCATGTTTATCAATATCACAGCTACCCGCTTGGAAGAACTCCTGAAAGCCGCATATCTGGATGGGCTAGATGATGGCGCTTGCGAGGCTTACGTCAAGGGCACCGACAAGGTTTGGAAGGAAAGCGTTACTGCGGATCAGCTAGACGCACTCAAACAGCGGGTTCGGGACGGGGGCCAGCCGTGATCATATACGCTTATTACAATGAAGGCACCCCGTCTGGGATGGCCGCTTTTACCTCCGCCCGGAAGGCCCGTGCTCACCGCGCCAAGAACTACCCCCGGAACCTTCGCCCAGAACTATTCCGCATCGACATTGGAGACCTTGACAAGGTTAAGGCCTGCGCGCTGCTCAACCAGAAAGACTTCGCCATTGAGATAACCGATATCAAGTAAGGATTGTATCGGA